AAGCGCCAGTAGCCCAAGCGCCAGTAGCCCAAGCGCCAGTAGCCCAAGCTCAAGCTCCAGCCCCCGCTTCCGGGGGCTTTCTCGATACTCTTGGCACGGGCATGAATGCTGTTCGTGATTGGGCTACTGGCGTACCTGTTGGGGATGGGGACCGTAAAGGTTCTGTGCTTGAGGGTAGGCAAATACCGCAGCTTCCAGATACTGAAGCAAATCGTAAGGCTGCAAAAGAAGCTAACAGGCTAGTAGCTATCGGGGCTAAGAAAGAAGCCGACGCAAAAGCAGCTAGAGAAAAGTTACGCACGGGTGCTAAAAACGAAGATTACGGCGTTACTGACTTTGCTTCAGACACCGGACTTGATGTAGCTAAAGGTGTTGTTGGATTTGGTGAAAGCTACGTAGGCTTGCTTGATCTGACTTCTGGCGGTGCAGCGGGGCGCGTGCTTGCTAAAGCAGGTTACAACCCTAAGAGCACGGATAAGTTTCTGACTGGCTTCCAGTCACTGACTCGCCAGAATGCTACCGAAAACGTAAAAGAAGCAGTGGGCTTTCTAGACACTCTGAAGGCGTTAGCAGTCAACCCTACAGCGCTTATTGGAGGTGTTGCAGAATCCTTGCCCGGCACAGTAGCTGCTGGCGCTGTAGGTGGTCAATTTGTACGTTTTCTGGTCGGTAAGGCCGCAGCGGAAGCGTCTAGTCTAGGGCTACGTGGTGCAAGGGCGGAGAAGTTTATCACCGACAAGGTTAAAAAGCAGGCTTTCAAAATTGCATCTGTTGCTGGGGGTGCTGAAGGCGCCCAAACAGCGGGTTCTATCGCAGAAGCTGGTAGGCAGTCGGGCAGGGATTGGAATGCGTATGTGCTACCCGCCTTATCTGCGGGGTTCGGTACTGCAGCCATTGGTGCTGTGTCTGGCAAAGTGGGGCAGAAATTCGGCATAGGGGATGTGGAGACAAATATTGCTGCTCGGTCCGCTGGGGTCAAAGGTGTAGGCGTAGGGCAAGGTCCGTTCCTCACTAAGTTCTTCAAAGAGATTGCCAAAGAAGGCTTTCTTGAAGAAATGCCTCAGTCCACTCAAGAACAGATTTTTAAGAATATTGCAACGGGTAAGCCTTGGGATGAGGGCATAGACAAAGCTGCAGCCCAAGGACTGATAACCGGTATTGCTATGGCTGGCGGTCATTCCGCTGGTGTGCAAGCGCTGCAGAAAACTTCGTCTACTGTAAAGGGTATGCTTCCGGGGCAACGACAAGGCTATACACAAGACACAAGCACCGACGGACTTGCTGAACTCTTGGCTAGGAGCAAGGGGTTCCTGACCCCTGAGGCTACTGCCCCTGCCCCTGCCCCTGCCCCTGAGGCTACTGCCCCTGTTGCAACTGAAGACTTTGGTCTAGGGGATATTGGTACGGCTACCCCCGGTGAAGATACAACTGCTGCTACTGACATAGGTGAAATGGAGGGGTTCGATAACACTCCTATCGACCTTACGAACTTAGACCCTCGTCTTGATTCCGCTTCCGGGTTCGATAACACTCCTATTGATATTTCAAACCTAGGCGAGATGGGTGCTGCGGCCCCCGGTGAAGAATTTAGCCTTGGGGATATTGGTATAGGTGAAATAGGCGAGGTGGGTGCTGCTACCCCAGCGCCAGCAACTGAAACTAAAACCGAAGCCCCTGTAGTCCCCGCAGAGCGAGAAGCGCGGATCAAGGAACTGGCATTAAAACTCGAAGACATTACTGGGGCTACGGAAGAAGACGCGATCAAGATTGCAACGCAACGAGTTGAGAGAGAGGAAGTTGAAAATGTCCCAGCCACTGTCCCTACAGAGTCTGTCGGTGAACCAGATAGAACAAGCACTACTGTGGCTGAACAACCCGCAGGAGTTGCCGCAACCGAAGGACTTACGGAGTCTGAACCCGGAGGAGTGGTTCCAACTGGAGCTACTGCTGAGGGGCCTGCAGTGGGAGAAGGAACACAGCCCGCTGCAGTAGAAGAGAAAAAAGACAGACTGACCTCTTATTTTAATGGCAAGCCGTGGACGCACTTCTACCCCGGTGCAGAAGTTGTTCAGATGCGGTACCCCGGAGCACCCGCAAAAGTAGTCGCAGTAGAAGAGCCCTCGCAGGATAAAGCTAGCTACGTGCCAACAAGTTACACGCTTGAGGTCGATGTAAGCCAACACCCTGACGGCTACGATGAAGACGGAAACCGCGTAGCTACAAAAACTTTTAAAGTTACGGATGATGAACTCAATCTACATAACCCCCCAATAGCCGAAACCCCTACCGAAGCCGAAGCCCCTGTAGTAAACCCACCGGCAAACGAAGTGGTTGAGCAGGCTAAGGCTGCTATCGCTGAGATCAAGAAACGTGGTCGGCCTTCCCTTGTACTGACGCCTGAGCAAGAGGCTAGCAAGGCAACGGAGCGCAAGGCCACTAATGCAGCCAACGAACGAACTAAGCGTGCAGCGGGGAAGCAGACCACTGCGCTTGAATCCGCGATCAATACCGGCAATCAGACAAACCGCCGTGCTGCGTATAAAGAACTCCTCAAGCTGCGGGCTTCAGGCACTGGCACTGAATCCATACGCAAAGCCATTAAGGCCACATTGGAGAAACATAGCAATCGGTTTACCCCTGCGGAACTTGAAACTCTCAAGCGCGAAGTTGCTGACGAGAAAGGTGTCAAGACCCTGCCGAGCATAGAGGGTGCAGCGTCTATAGCCAAGGCTGATCCTAAGTTCTCCAAGTTTACAAATGGTATGCAGGCAATTACGCACACCATCAAGACTGGCACCCCGTTTCAGAAGCTAGTCGCCCAGCGGATTAGGAGCTTTGTCGGTAACGTAAATTTTGTCGTGCTGGAAAAAGACAGCCCAGTACCTGACCGATTGAAGACCCCCCGTGTGGCGGCAGAGTGGGCCAAAGCCCGTGGTATGTATGTACAGAATGATGCAACGGGCGAAAGAACTGTCTACCTGCGCGGTGCTAGCTTTGGTTCAGGTCATGGGGTTAGCAATGTAGTTGTACTGCACGAACTACTGCACGCAGCTACGAACCAGAAGCTGTACTTGGGCCTTAAGGCACTGGAACGCGGGTTCTCCACAACCAACGCAATAACTCAAGCGTCTAAAGACATTCTGGGCATTATGAAGAGCGCCGAAGCCCGGTTCAATCAACTTGTGGCTGCTGGAGAATTGCCCCCCGAGATCAGGAGTCTCAAAGAGCACGGTTCCATTTTCACTAGCCCACAAGAGTTCCTTGCTTACGGCATGAGCGATGAGGCTATGCAGACTTTCCTGCTTGGTGCCAAAGGTTCCGAAGGTGGTCCGTCGTTCTTCAATCGTTTTGTGGGTGCTATCCGCAAAATCTTAAACTTGGGTAAAGACGAAAACAACGCCATAATGGACTTGGTTCTGGCTACTGACAAACTTCTTAGCGGTCAGAAATCTGGAATCATGCGGATGCTTGAGGCTGGCAATAAGGCACTCGCCCAACGCTCTCTCGCCGAGCCCAAAACTTCCAAGGCTGCACTGACCCCCGAGGAAGAAGCTGAACAGCTAGACAAGGATGCCTCTAAAGCAGCAAAAACTACTGCTAATAGCCGCGCTGGTGAAGAGCTAGGCAAGGCGGTATCTATTCAAGCTGCACTGCGTGATCCAATCCAGATATGGAGAGCATTGAGTGGTGCTTGGGATGGGATGAACGATAGCGCCCGTAGCAGAATATCTAACTTCTTCGACCTAGATGCTATTGCCCGTGGACCCGGTGAGCGTATACCTGCGCTGCAAGATGTAGCTAAGATCATGCAGCAGATGTCTGGTATGACGCAAAACATTTTGCGTAGCACTTCTAAGATAGCAGAACAAACAAAGCGCTTTTACCGTGACCACCCCGATGCACGGGTTGCGTTTGAAAACTTGGTGCACACAACTACCCTTGCTAAGTACGACCCCGCTAAAGTTGGAAACACGGCGCGAAATGTACCGCTAGACACCGCATTTGCAGCGCTACCTGAGAAAGGGCAGCAACTGTACCGTGATCTGCGCGACTACTACAAAGCGATGAATGAGCTTCAGGTTCACCTCGTCACTGAAAATCTTGACAAGTTAGACATCCCCGACGCTGACCGCAAAAGGTTGATTGCTGGTATTCGTGAAATATACGAAAAAGAAAATCGTATTGAGCCGTACTTTCCGCTCATGCGGCACGGTGACTTCATCTTAAAAATAGGCAAGCGGGGTAGCGCAAACTATTTGTCGATGCGCTTTGACACCAAAGCTGAGCGTGAACGCGCTGCGCAGAACTATGCCGATAGCCAAGGTGTGAATGTGCAGGAGTTGGTACAAGATGGGTACATCGTTAAGAGCCAAGATGTTGGCGGTGTGGAGTTGCGTAGGTCGATTGAATCTAGCAGTGAACTCTTAAAGGCGGGGTACGCTGCCATAGACGCAGCGCCAATCGGGTATGCCATTGACCCTACACCTGTGCGTGCAGCGATGAAGGACAACTTGTACCAAGCGTACTTAGCCTCTATGCCCGAAGGCAGTACCCGTAAGATGTTCATCCACCGCGAAGGTACTGCAGGCTTTAGCTCTGATGTGCTACGAAACCTAAACTCTTACGGTTTAAAAGCCTCTAAAGCGTACAGCAAACTCAAGTTTGGCACCCCTGTTCGGCAAGCGTTGGCAGCGGCAGAGCGTGGGTTGGTTGGCCCGGAAGAAAAGTACAGGCCGTTTGTTACCCGTGCAAAAGAGATGGTCGCCGAGTACCTTGAGCCTCCGAATAAAACTGGAATTGCCCAAGGTGCTGAGCAGATAACAGACATGGTGACTAAGGTGTCGTTCATTCGGAACCTAACTAGCTGGTCCTCGGCTATGCTGCAGCCTGCTGACGTTGTGCTAAAAGGCACACCAATACTTGTTGGAAACCACGGCCCAAAGGCTCTTGCGGTACTTTCGCAACGAATGAAAATATGGAACCAGTACGGTGTTGTGCAGAAGAACGCCGATGGGACTACAACATGGCGTGCACCTAGCATCGAGTTTGCTCGTGGGCTTACACCTGAGCAGCGCAAAGCTGTGCGGGACATGAACGCCATGTACGGTGTCACTAATGATACGCTAGCTAACGAAGTATTTTCGCAGGCTAGGAAAACAGGTAGCAAGCTGGATAGCAAGTGGGTAGAGAACAGCAAAGATGCAGCGAACACTCTTATAATGGGTGGACTCATGCACCACGGTGAGCGCTTGTCACGAGAGGTGATGTTTCTTACTTCATACGATCTATACCGGGGTGAAGGTTTACCCCATGCGGAAGCTGTGCATAGCGCGGTACAGGAAGTAACAGAAGCCCTCGGCAACTATGCTGCATACGGCAAGCCAATGATTATGCGTGGTGCTGGCGGGAAGCTAGTCACCATGTACAAGTTTTTCCCGTTGATTACGACCAAGCTGCTAGTCAATAACTTCTTTCGTATGTTGCCCCTTATGAACAAGGAAGGCAAAGTTGCTGCGGCAACTAAGTTTTTTGGCATTATGGGCACTCACCTACTTGCCGGTGGTCTCACCGCACTGCCGTTGTTTGGCGTAGTCATGTCTATCATCGGTGCTGCATGGGCTAAGTGGGGTAAAGACCCAGACGCTCCAGCCGAAATGAAAGACGTTGACTATCTGACTTGGTGGAAAAGCGTCTATATGGATAAGGTGTTCGGTAGCACGCATATTGCCGACTTGCTCAAAACTGGAGTGCTCAACAAATTGACTGGTTGGGATATCTCTAGTCGTATATCGCTCAACGATATGTGGTTCCGTGAGTTGCCGCACAGCAAAAATCTTTCCGAGACAGCTATGAATCTAGCTTGGGTGTTAGCTGGTGCTGGAGCTAGCACCGCGCTAGATATTGCTAAGGGTGTGCAGTTGGGCATCAATGGTGAGTATGAACTTGCCTTGGAGAAGATTCTCCCTGCTTCCATAAGTAAGCTATTGATTGCGAATAGATACGCGACTGAGGGTGTAGAGGATACGCGAGGAGTCAAACTGCTTGAAAAGGGCAAACTCCCTGCTTCTGCAATTGCGGGTCAGGCTCTTGGTTTCCGTCCAGCTAAAGCTGCTGAGGCGCAAGAGCGTGGGTTCAAAGCCTCCGCTGCTGTAAAAACCATCGAAGAAAACAAAAACAAGATTGCCGCAGAGATCAAAGATAGCTTCCGCAAATCTATGGACTTGTCCAAACCTGAAAGCTACCGCCAGAGATTTGACGATAAGTTTGACGAAGCAGTAGATAAACTAAGGGATTTTAATGTTGCGTACCCCAAGTACAAGTTTGAACCGGGTGCTATATCTGCCCTAATAGCTGCGGATAAGAAAATAAAAGCTGACCTTGAGAAAAATGCTGGTGTACGAGTTAGCCCCAAAAACGTATCCATAGTAGGCGACGCGGTAGATAGTGCTATCGAAGCCCTAGAGTCCTACGACAAGAAAGAAGCCAAGCCATAAAAAAACCCCCGGTGAAGACCGGGGGTAAGGCGGGGTTGCCGCCACAGGAGAAGGCACCAACAAAAGCCTAGTGTACATCAAACCCTCCAGATGCGCAGCCCCTTTATGCCATCTTCAATCACAACTTTTATCACGACATCCATCTTTAGCCGCTCGGTTACGGTGAGTACAGATTTCTTGGCTGCGCGGTGGTCGATGCAGGGTACAAAGAACGAGTACCCCTTACGAAACTTTGACCAATTAAGCTGGTAAGAGACTGTCTCGATCTTCATTTGCCAACAGTGCATCTACTTGCAGGAACTCGGAGTTAGCTGCGTTGAACTTGAGGACGCGCACTGCAGGTGATACGACCTTCATCCCCTTCGACATCCGCTTGTTCGTGGCTTCCATGAACACCTTTGTTTCGGTGAGCTTGGTTAGCAGGTTCTTGTAATTCACTTGCCGCTCTACGCAGAAGTCTTTGAACTTCTTAGCGGAAATGTACAGGTGCTTGGTATCTGGCTCGTAGCGTATCAGTAGCTCCCCACGTGGCTCTAGGCTCGGCATAGATACCAAGTTGCTTCGAGCATCCACTTCGCCGTTGACCACCAGCGTGTTGAGGATGTGGGAGTTGATGAACTCGCCGAGTGCAGACGCTGGATTGATAGTCGGTGGCTTCACATCATGGCGCATCTCAGACAACATGCCTTTAAGCCATGCGTACACAGCGGCCATATCGTAGTCGTGCAGTCCTAGCTGCCTAGCTATCAAACCACCAGCGATGTTGCATGCTGCCTGTGCCGACCAGAAACGCTCTCGGCTAGTGAACTGCACCTCCTTGTCGATGCGGGCCTGAACCTTCCTGACTAGCTCCTTGGCCTCCTCCAAGTTGTTGACCAACCAGCTTATGTATATCTCACCTGCATGGCCGTAGTTCTCATTGAGTTGGTGATCAAACATCTCCTTACCCAGAGCCACACCAATCACGTTGTTGGGTTCAATCTTGTACTCCATCAAGCGCACGGACTCACCGTCGGGCGTGTTCTTGAGCATCGACAGCTTCTCGTGGAAACTAGCGTTAGCCGACGCTAGTGTCATGTTTTTCCATGAGGTGTTGTTAAGGCGCAGTGCGTTGGTTGAGCCGGTCATACGGTTCTTGCCTCGACCATGACTGATGCCATACGCAAAGTCCGAGAAGTCCATAGGGCGCATGTTGGTAATCTCGTCTACGGTATTGGGTAGGTTGTTCATTACGCCTAGCTGCTGCATCTTTGCGTTAAACGTGTCCTTCTCAATCGCCATCAACTCCTTGGGTTGGCCGTACACACTATTGCACATACGCAAGATGGTGGACTTACCAGAGCCAGCCTCTTCATAGATCACGTTGATGATCGCCCCGTCCAAACCAGTGAACGGCATAAGCGGCGAACCAAATGCTGTGAGTGCTGCAAACGCATGGGGCTCCATACCGGGCCGAGCGTATAGATTGAACACTTCCTTCCACTTGTCAAAGGTACCCTTGGGGTGAATCTTCTCTGCAAAGAACTCTGTGGCTGTTGTCGGCGGGCTGTAGAACACCCCGTCCTTAGTGATCTCTCGGTCACCCATGATGAACTTGCTGTCACCCTCTACCCATCCGAATTGTGTTCTCATAATGTCTGCTTTCTTTGAATACTGTAGGTTCTTGATGAACGTGACCACGTACACGGCCAAGTTCTCATACTGCTTGTGGTGTGCCATCACACCTTGCTGGGCTAGTGCCTTACGCAACTCGTCCTTGGACGATATGGCTGCTGTCGATATTGCAAACTCTCTAACGCCGTCATGCGGTAGGTGTAAGCGAAATAGGATGACTTCGCCTAATCCGGGGTCCCGCATGCGCTTCACTACGTACAAGTCGTGCTCATAGACCATCTCAGGGTCTGCCTCGTCTTCCATCGGCTTCCTGTAGACACCACCGTTCTTACCTCGGAAAAATGGAAACGGATACTCAGGTATGGTTACAGTCTCCACCCCCTCCTTGGTCTCTACGGTCACCTCGTTGTCGGCGTCATCAGCCTCCTCTATCTCAACACCGAGCACGATGGGGGACTTGATCTTCCCTTTGTGCTGACAGTCGGTGCACCCTGCTGGGTTCAACTTCTCAAACGTGGTGCAACGGTGTGGACCCCCATGCTTCACGATCTGCTCCACCTTGCGCTCTACCTCATCAGGGTCATAGCCCGGATGATTGTTCGATAGCTTGTGTGCTGCCTTGTCCTTGTCAATGCAAAATGCGGCGATGGATAACGCTGACCTCCACAATGGCTCGTCTACGTCTGCTTGGTGCTCAAAGCAGTGCAGTAGCTGGTTACAGCCCGTGCCGTTAGCCGACTTCATCATGATGGTCTTGAACCGCTTGATCTTGTTGCCCATCAGAGCTTCCATCATGGGGCTCATAGCACGGGGGATAAAATCAGGCCGCTCTTCCTTGGGCTCTGCTGCCCCTAGTATCTCTTTCAGTTGTGCGTACTCTATACGTGCACTGCGTTCGTTGATCACCTCTACGGGTTGTGGCTCGCTCTGCTTAAAGTTGAACGTGCCGGGTATGCGCAGTATGCGCGATGCTTCAAACACCGACGGGTCCACGATGAAACTCTGCTCAATGCAAAGCTCTCGGAGTCGTTCGGCAAGTGGTTCCCATTCTGCACGGGAGACCGTCTCTTTAAGTAGCCAGTAGGCGTGAATTCCATAACCGGAACTCACTAGGATAGGTCTTGGCAAACCGACAGATGTGCAAAACTTTTGGAATTCGCTAAGCCCTGTTGCTTGGTCGATGTAACCCTTGATAACGCCCTTCTCATCTGGTGCTGCCTTCGTGGGGCCGCAGTCGATATCCATCCATAGTGCGCGGAAGTACGTGGCGTTGGCGTGTGTGCGGTTGTTCAGGGGGCCGTATTTGGCGCAACCAAAATACGCATCCACACCCTTGGCTACAAACTGCCCGGCTATGGTATCAAGTTCTTCTCTAGTATCTACAAACTTCTGGTCTGGGTACCGCCCAATCCCCATCACACAGTAGCGCCCTTCTGTGGGTAGCACTGCATCGAGTAGGTCAAAGTCGGACATAGTTGTCGTGTTACTTGTGGTTTCTGAGTGCGTGCAGATACTTGTTAATCTTGGCGGTGTGGCTAGCGCTGGGAGTCACTGACCCCCAGAACCAGTTGTAGACGGTGGCCCGACTTACGCCGAGCCTGTCCGCTACTTCACTGACCGAGATGCCGAGCTTTATGCAACGACTACCCAGATACACGCCACGCGAACTAATGTCTGCATTGTTGTTTGCATCGACTAGCCGCTGGCTGTATCCGTAGCTCATAGATTACTCCTCGTCACTCCATGCAGCGAGCACGGAGTTCAAGTCTCGCTTAGCCACAGGGGTGGGGACTTCCACCTTCTTGCTCTCTCGCTTGACCGGCTCAGCGACTTCTTCGACTTCCGCAACGCGCTCCCGACCTTTGCTAGCAGCGTACGCCAACTCAGTATTTGCTGCGGGGCTAGTGCCGGTCACTTTGTCTTGCACCGGCTTAGGAGCCTCCAATTTAGCAGCCCCGTCTGTCTGCGCTTGGAACGGCGTCATAGTCACCAGCTTCTGCACCTCGGGGGTGTTGCCCACCTTGGTAATCACATCGTAGTGATGGCGCTTGATGTGCTCCACAGCAGAAAACAGGATCGACTGGTTGTCGTTGTTCTCATTGAAACTCAACTTGGTGATGTACCAGTCAAGGCTCTTGCCGTTGTTGCCCAGATACTTGACGTAGCTCTCAAATACGTGCTCAGTAGCAGATGGGCTCTCACCGAACAGAGACTTGGATGCCAAGTTCATCTGATAGACCTCACCCTCAAGTGCGGTGCCAAAGTCGTCTTCCAACAGCACGGCGATGCGGCGGGAGTATCGGCAAGCCTTCGAGTTACCCATGCCTGAACCTTTGATGTTCTGGGGGCATGAGTCGCAGCGATCAGCCTGTTTGTTCGCAGACCCAGCGTCGGGGACATTGCCGTCGTTGGAGAAGCAATCAGGGGGCACCGGCTTAGCGTCGGGGGTCCACTGTGCTGCGTAAAAGATGCGCCCGACCTTGGGGGATGAGTTGACGATGATGACGTTCAGGTCACCCTTGACCTTGCCCATCTCCTTGCCACTAATCTCCTTACGGAAGATGCCGTTCTTAGGCACGATACGCTTCGTGCCTGTGTTGCCCATAAGGGACTTGGTAAGTTCGCTGATGCCCGAGGCTTGCAGGAAGTCGGGGAGGTCTTGGTCAATAACTGTAATGTTGCTCATTTGGTTCTTTCAGGGTTTTGGGCGTCTAACTACCACGGTGTACTCACTCTCGACATTCAGGCCCATAGGCAGAAGGTCAGGATTCTCAACAAGAAACTCCTTCATGTTTGTCTGGTGAAGTCGTTTCTCTAACAGGCCAAATGCACCTTGCTCCTTGATGAAGGTGTACATCGAATCCCAATCGTTCGTCCAGTACCGTGACTTGACCGAGCGAATGATTGTGCCGTGTTGGGTTTTGATGCTGCTTGCATTCAGGTCTTTGCACGCATCGAGCATGTTGGCTTCTAACAGGTCCATCTGCTCTTGTAGAACTGAGTCCTGCGTAGTGAACTCCGTTTTGAGCGCAGTCCGGGCGTCACGAATCTTGATGTAGACGTTCGCCAGCATGTCTAAATTTGGGGAACTCTTACCCTCTGAAGTTTCTTCAGTCATCTAATACTCCTAATGGTTAATGAAGGTGTGGGTACTAACGGTGCTCTCCTTGTGAACGGCACCAGTTTATTGGTAGAGAGCGAGGCGTCCCCCGTTTTCCCCACAAAAAGAACTATATCACAGGGTTGTACATTGTCAAACGATTTCTGAAGAAATTTCTTGACGGTACAGGTCAATGATTTTTTGGTGGTTGCCGATGTTGCTGCGCAGCAAAGAGTAGACCTTAGCTTCCACGGGACTTCCTGAGATATGTACGATGGTCATGTTGTTCTTCTGGCCGGGTCGGTCAATACGTGCGTTGGCTTGCAGGTATGTCTCTACGCTGGTGCAGGGAGCGTACCAGATGATGGTGTCGGCGGCGGTTAGGGTTAACCCGTGGGATGCAGCTTGGGGCTGGATGATGAGCACCTTGATGGTCGGCTGCTCTTGGAAGCTCTTAACGATGTCGCTGCGCTGGTTCAGGCTGACGGAACCGTTGATGACCTCGCACATGATATGTTGGTTTTCGAGGTGTTTTTTTAACAGGTCGATAGTATGTGTAAACGGAACGAACACGAGGACTTTGTTGCTGGTCTCGTCGATGATCTCCTGCACCACGTTCAGCCGATTGCTTACGTCGAACTCGATCACCTCATGGGTATCCGTGTACACCGACCCGCATGCAATCTGTAGTAGCTTGCTGACCTGCACGGCGGCGTTGACTGCAGTGATCTCTTCCCCTGCGGCCTCGATGAGCATCTGCTTTCGCAAGATGTTGTAGAACTTCTGCTGCTGTGCGCTGAGCGGTGCGTCTCTGTCTATGAAGGTAACCGGAGGTAGATCAAGGCACTGGGCTTTCTCGAACCGTATCGCTGGCTGCAGTATCTTGTGCACCGTAGCTTGTGCGTTCGGCTTAGGCAACCAGCGGTACATGCTTACCTTGGTCATCACCGTATCTTTGAACTGCCCAAAGAACGGCGACACGGCTGTGGGGTTGATCAGCTTAGCTAGGCCGTAAGCGTCGGCGGGAGATTGTGCTGCTGGCGTACCAGTAAGCATCCACAGCCCTTTGATGACCTTGTTGAGGTCCCGCAGTGCTTTCCATCTGTCCGTCTGTGCATTCTTATACGCCGACGCTTCATCAACGACGATGAGGTCAAACCCACCAGCCAGCAGTTCCTTCTTGACAATCGCAACCCCGTCAAAGTTGATCACAACGAACTCGGCACCGCTGTTGATGATCTCCTTGCGCTTTGCTGCGCTACCGTAAGCGACGGCGACGGTTCTATGGATCGCAAACTTGAACAGGTCGTTCTGCCATGCAGCACGCATGATGGACAGGGGGCATATCACTAACACCCGTCTAACCGCTCTGACGCTCATTAGGTAGTCAACCGCCCATATGACCGATGCAGTCTTGCCGGTACCCTGCTCGTTAAAGCAAAACGCCTTGCGGTTGGAAATCAAAAACTCTGATGTGACCTTTTGGTGGTCGAATGGCTCAAGCCCATGTGGTCGCGGCCATTCATATTCTGATAGATTCATTTTTTCTTTGGTTTGTTGACCTTGACGGTATGGTCTGAGTTACGACTAAAGGAACGGTTGGCACTTGGGCTCTCCAACTTCAAGTTGCTCGGCGCATTGGTGCCACCCTTGCTCAGGGGAGTCACGTGGTCAATGTCCTTACCTGTGCGGTCAATACCCTTAGCGTCCATCTCGTTTCGCGCACGCTGTCGTTCCATCCGTGCGGGCAGTTCGCCCCGCTCAACTTGCTGCCGGTACTCTTTTTTGTACGGGCGTTTTTTGTTTACGTAAGGCATGGTTAGTCCTTTGTGATTGCTGATATTTTGTCATTTTCCCACAGGGGTTTGCGGCCATCTTCTTCAATTGAACGCAGCATCTTACCGACTGCTACGCTAATCTCCAGCATCATGGCGGATTTGTGTTGAGCAAAATGCGCTTCTATAGACTTGTTCACAACCTTGTGAACAACAGTACCCAGCACCTCAGTCACTCGGCGCTTCAGTTCGCCCTCAAGAATGAGGGCGGTGTCGGTTTCTTCGTTGGTCATCTGGCTCATCTTTAGCTCCTGTTGTACTCGCAGTCCTTGACTGCACAAAATTTACATAGCGGTCCACTAACGGGGTTCCACACTCCACTCTTTATTGCTGCTTCGATACGCGCAACGTCTGCTGCGGACTTGTCCATGTAGGTGTCCTTGAACTCGGCAAACTGCTCGGCTTTGACGAACTCCTTACTCACTATGAAAAGGAGAGCGGACTTAACCCTCTTGATCTCCGGGTACTTCGCAAACAGGCCACAGGCTACAAGGTCCAGTTGCTTTTTGTCCGCATATCTCGCATTCTTGCTTGTCTTGTAGTCCACTGAGTGGGCCACTCCTGTCGTCCGATTGATAATCACCAGATCGGCTATTCCATGCCACCAGACATTCGGTGCATCGAAATCGCAACTCTCCAAGTTTCTTGTTAACCCAAGCCTCACTTCGCATAGCTTCTCTCCGGGGATTGCGTTGAGCGTGTCCAGCACATCCTGCATGTACTCAAACTGCGGGGGGATTGGTGTGCCCTTGCTGATGTAGTCCTCGGCCACAGTGTGTGCAGCCTTGCCGTATAGCGTAGCCGTTGTATCTGGTTCACGTATAGCGTCCGGGGCAATCTTGGCATGGTAATACTTGCGTGGGCATTGCTGAAAGGTCTTCAGTGAACTGAACGACCAGACGATGGGTTTAGTACTCATGCAGCCCCTCTCTGCCCATGCTCGAACCTAGCAGACCGTGCAGCGGCGTATGCGTTCACTACAGTTGGGTGATGTCTATGAGTGTGCACTTGATGTGTATCTATGTCCCAGTCTTCGCCGCTTAAATCTAAACCATGAATCGGGTCTATGGCTAGAAGTGAGGCTAACTCAGATTGCCAAACAACCGCAAAACCGTGAGGCGTAAAGGAGCCATAGCTTTTTACAAGCCCTTTGTGATGCTGGAGAATGGGGTGGAAATATGCCTTGCTGTTTGATGGTTCGGGTATTTCAGAAAGCAGTATCAACCCCTTGTCTTCCCCGTATGAGTCCATAAAGTTGGGCAGTATTCCTCCGAAATCGTGCATCTCGGCGTGTTTCTCCCAGTCTTTCTTGAGCGCGTTTGTATCGCCTTTGACTTCTACGTAAAAACCGCCGCCACCCCAACGATAAGGTAGGAAGAAATCGGGTAGGTATCTCACTGTTTCGCCGTGAACTTCTGTCTCAAACCCTTCGTCTTCGTACCTCCAAGGTATGCCAAGAGTGTCAAAGAACACAGCCCACCTAGCTTCCAGTCTTGACCGGAAGTGGTACCCCTTGTAAAAAGTTTCAATAGCCTTAACAGTCTCCATAACTATCTCCATATCCTGATTCACAGTTGAGGGGTAGCTCCATTGCCCATGAGGGTCGGAGCCGCATGCACAGTTCGACATATTCCTTGGCTATCTCGGCCTCGGCTTTGGGTGCAATGACTGCAATCGCATCGTGCACCGTCATGACCACACGGTACTTCTTTGCAACTCTGAGCATCTGCTCACCTATGATGATGCGAGCAAGTGCCTGACATACGTTCTCAATCACCTTGCCACCGTATATGCGGTTAGGGATAGTCGTTTTGCCCTTCTTGGTGTCGTACACAACCTCGACCTTGCCAGTCTTCTCATCCTCTCGTATGCGCAGGTTAGGGTATTTGAGATACAGCCCGTTGGGTAGCTTGATACCGTTGGCCCCATCGACCTCCAGTATCTCGTCGCGGCCCAGAGTTGTCTGTGCATTCCGCAGCATGGCCTTGAGCATGTCGCCAGCTTCTGCCCACAGCCTAACAATGTTAGGGTAGGTAGCCCGGTACGTATCAATGATCCGCTTGGCCTCTTCCAACGTAATCACAACGCCAAAGTTCTTTAGCTGCAACTGGAACTTCGCTGCGCCCATGCCGTACCCTGCACCCAAAATTGTCGTCTTGCCAACAAATCTTTCGTCTTTGGTAATCTCGTCCGCTGGCTTGCCGTAGATAGCAGAGGCCATGATTCTGTACACATCCTCGCCCTTGTCGAATGCTTCCACCAAGTCATTCTGTCCAGCTAGCCAAGCTAAAGTACGAGCTTCGATTTGCGAGGAGTCCGAGTCCAATATCACGTACCCATCGGGGGGAATGATGGAATACTTCAGTGGAGACTTGCGGGGTAGGTTCTGCAGGTTCAACTTGTCGTCACCACCCCACCGTCCTGTGTGGGCGGCGTAGTAGCGGAGCGGAACTGGCATAGAACCGCGACGGGCAATCCCGAGGAACCTCTCAGTTCGTGTCTCCTCAATGGTTGACTTGACCCCAAGCCGCGCAGCGACGATGGCCTGCACGATCACGTTGTCATGCTCAAGCAACGCCTTAAACTCCTCGTCGGTCTTAGAGAATGCGTACGTCTGTTTGCCGTTGGCTGGGCTGACCTTCATAGGCACAACTACACCAAACCCCTCAAGTACCTTCGCAAGCTGCTGGTTACTCATCAACTGATCCTTGTCGATCAGCATCCTGTTAAGCAAATCCTGCTTCTTGCGCCTAACCTCACCCAAGTGCACGGTCAGAACTCCTTCGTCCAACTGCAGCACCGGGTCGGAGAACATGCGTATGGTCAGATCAATGAGCCGCAACTCGCTCGGCGGAAACTCAACGCTCATCTTCTGGAACAGGGCATAGGTCATAGCCGTGTCGTTACAGCAGTACTCGCCGTACTCTGCTAGCTGCTTTTCGGGGAAGTCCGTACGGCGCAGCCCCTTCGCCATGACTACTTCAGCGCCCTTAGTGCCCACCCCATAGTGTTTTGCAAGTACAGCCAAGCTACCACCGACCTCAGTACCGTGCAGTGCACGCCCCATCGACAACGTGTCCAGCCAGCCCTTAGGCTTGATACCGAATACCCACGTAAGGATAGACGCATCAAACGCAGCATTGTGAGCTAGGGCTAAGCTATTCTCCCAATCGAACTTCATCAAAAACACAGCGGTCTCTATCATGTCCCCGGTGAACCACTTGGGCTTACCGTCGTCTATCTGCACCGACACACCAATGACCTCGAACTCGGGAGAGCGCACGTACTCCTCATTGGTCATCTTAGTAAGGCTGAACTCCTGAGAATAAAAAGTCTCAAAGTCTATGGTGAGAATTTTCATTTGAAGGCGTTCTGAAGTGGGTTTATGTAGGAGTTACTTATACCTGCTTGCTGGTTCATCGCTTGGTAGTTTTGTTTAGTCTGCTTGGCTAGTGCCTTTTCCCTCGCTCTCATAGCTTCAGCCGCCTTCTCCTCTGCCTCTTTCTTCTCTTCTTCGTCTCGCAGGATGGCTTGTAAAACTAGCGAATCGAACTCACCCCGTCGTAACCCCTTCAGGGCTTCGTGGATCATCCCCTTTTCTGGCTCGGTGAGCACATCACGAAACTTCTCAGAAAACATGAACCTCCACTGCAAAGCGTCACCGTAAAAGTCTTCGGGGTGAGACGCCATGCGCCCTAGGAGAATCTTTACACCATTGGATATCTCTGCCATTTTTATGTCCTCATCAGTTGGATTAGTTGTTCTAGGTAGTCGAGGGTGCCCTCGTTGATTACCGCTGCTGTACCACCCGCATCCTTGATCTGTCGGATGTTCTTTTCCTGCAGTGCAGTCGTCGTGCCTTTGCCTGCCTTGGCTTCGATACCAAGGAAGTGACCGTTGACGCAGCAGAGGAAGTCGGGGACGCCTGAGTTACCGTAGCCAGTGCCTATTGGCATAGCGTAATAGACGTTATGGGCTTTGAGGATGTCCTTGATCTTTGCCTTGACCTTGGCCTCGGGGGTTGTTGCCATCTAACACTCCAGTTGTTTATGGGATGACTATAGCATGGCATTTGACTTTGTACAAGTACAGACGTAAAAAAACCGCCCGAAGGCGGTTGGTGTTTACCCTAACATTGTTAGGCTGCTGTGTTCTTCTGTATGCGCTGTATCTCTCGGGTCAGATACCACTGCGCCTTCTGTAAGTCCTGCAACTGATTGCCTTTGTGGTCGGCACGGGTGATGTACTTGACCACGTTGCCTATGTTGTACGTCAGTTGCTTGGCCTCGATGAAGTCAATGGTCTCAATGCCCCCCACCTTGTAGTGGTCAGGATGATTCACTGGGTCGCTCATTTATCTTTACCTTTCTGCTTCTTGACGAACTCAATAAGGGCTTCGCGTATCTTGGCTTGCTTGGTGTACGGGTACCGCGTCGTGAAGTAGTCCAGCACCTCCTGAGGAATGCGCAAGCTGACGTTGACCAGTGTGGGCTTCTTATTTGGGCCTCGCCCCATGCGCCTCTTGGGCAGCTTTAAGAATTCAATTCCTGTTGTCATTTGGTTTCCTTGTTGCGTTGTCGATCTGCTCACGTACCCACTGCGGACCTAAACGCATAAGCGCAATGCGCTGGCTTTCCGTTACTTTGATTGAGTAGACCACTGACAGCGGCTCGCCTACCCGTTTCTGTTTGGCGATGCGTTTGTCTCTCATGGGCGCTTCCTCGGCAGCGGGGCCCAAAATTCCCAGAACTGTGGCTCCTTGGGTCGGTGTACGTACTGCCCGAGTGCACCCACGCCGCCGCGCCCGAGCAGCAGAATCTTTACGCTGGTTGGCGTGCTTGCGTCAATAGGTATCCAGTAGTAGTCTTGTGCCACCACTGCTGCGCGGGTGCTGTCCAGCTTGTACTTCTGCTCGTGCATGATGCGTTCAAATTCTTCGTCTTCGGGTGTCATGTGTTACTCCATTGTGTGTACCCAAGAATTTTCATTACCACCGTTTCATGGATGGCGTCCCACCAAAACCTAACGCCACTTTCTGTTTCAACAAACCGCACCAGCGTTCCGTAGTCATCGGTTGTGTACCAAACATTTCTTGTCCTGTCCATGCCGTTGATGTTGTGTACTTCAATCATGTCTTCTCCTTTGGTTGTGTGGCGTTAAGCACAGCCTCAAGGTGCTGCGGGTTGATGCTCTCGCCGTGTTCTTTCTTGTACTTGTGGTTAAGCTGCCCGAACGAAATCAAACGGTTGAGTGCTTCTTCCGTGGACATGCCAAGGCGTACATGTAGCTGCGGCTTCTTTTGGGTC